GTCCTAAGTTAGTCGCAAGTTATCCGCAAGTTAAGTGTTTATCATGCCAAGAATTTTGAGCACAAGCACGATAACACCTGCTCCGTAGAGTCCAAGCATGTTGAGCAAGTTATAAAGGATCGCTATTCCCATAGGTTACACCTCCGTAAGACTCGACACCGCAACCCACGATGATATGTCGCTGAGCAGTGCTTCTTTTACGCCTTTGTTCGTCTGCATCTTTGATATCTTGTGCTTTGCCGGTGCAAGCTGAGCAGCAGGGACAGGCTTTCCTCTCGTGCCGCTCAAGCCTCCGTAAACCGCGCCCTTTTTGATAGTAACCGTGCTACCGACAGCAATTCCTTTCTTGACCGTCGATACAACAGTTATGTCTTTGATGTAAACCCAGCTGCTGATTTCCTTCAGCAGTGCCTTACCGTCCTGCAGCTTGTTCACGGTATATTTGCGCAGCTTCACCCATGCGGGGATGCGCTGACCCGTCGCATAATTCGTCCCGGTTATCTTGACTCTATCACCGACATTGACTTTCGCGGGCGTTTTTACGCTCAGCGGCATTTTCTCATAGGTTATCCACGGGCATTTGCCCCAATGCACCCAGGGTCTGCTGTTCAGAGCCGTTCTTATTACGCCTCCGCCGCGCGCCACAGTGCACTCTATAACATAGCCGTTGCCCTCATATACTCCGACATGACCGTCCATAAAGACGAGCACTCCGGGGATCTCTGGCATCTTATTTATGCTGCCGTGTTCGGTACATTTTGAGAGCATGCCGTTTGCCGACACATCCTGCGCGGCGCTATATTTCGGCGCGGCTGTAGCGCTGTCGCTCCACAGGTAGCCTTTTATCAAACCGACACAGTCATGCACGCGCTTGCCGATATCTTTCTTGCACGCCGCATATCTGGCGCTTGTATAAAAAGACGGATACTGCTTGCGCTTCGAGTCAAGCAGCGTCTGTGTGCCGACCTGCCCAAAGGTGCCGTACCAATACGGATTTCCGAGATTTGCTTGTGCATATGCTACAAGCCCGGTGTTAGTCTTTGCCATTTTTATCGCTCTCCTTTTTAAGCTGTTTATTGATTTCAGCTACTGCCGCTTCAATAAGCATGTCCATCTCGATTTCAGAAATCGTTATGCCTTTTTCGTTGAGCATTTCAACTATGTTCTCTTTGACCTTGGCGAGTTTTTCCTCGCCGTGTAAATCCTTGTACAGCTGTTCTGCTGCATTCACGCACGTCTTTACTACTGCTTCCTTAGTTTTGTCTGTGGTAAATTTTGCGATAATTTTCTTTACTGCGATACCGACGAAACCGAGGACAGCCGTCAAAACGGTGTAAACCAGCGTCATGCCATACTCCGACCAAAATTCTGCAAACATGATAAATGACCTCCTTATTTTTTATAAAGCTGCTGTTCGATCGTATCGATCCTGTGGTGTGCCTGTTTGGCGGACGACTCGACATATGACAGACGCTCAAGGACTTTGCCAATCCGATCGTCCTGTTTTTCCTGCTTTTGTTTGATATCGTCAACACCGCTCTTTATGTAGCCGAGCTCGGTCAGTATGGTGCCGTCTTTTTCGCCCTCTGCCTTTATGTCGTGCTTGCCGTTGCGCTTGTATGCCACATAGCCAAAAACGATGGCGCATATGGTGCTGACGACACTCAACACCGTCAAGAAGATGTTTACACCGCTCATGTAGTCACCTCCTCGAAGTAGATGCCCACAAGCTGCGACGGCAGATAGTGCATGACCGTGCCCTCGCCGCCGCTGTCGTCTCTTGTGCATCTGTAAATTTTGCCTCCGTCGAGATAGTATTTGTCTTTAAAATACCTCATGCCCTCGGCGGCGGTTATCGGGTTGTCTATCGTGCCGTCCTCATTCGCCGTTACGCGCTCCCAGTGTGCCGCCGTATCTTCCGGCAACCATGTCGGATTTGCCGATATAGCGTTGTAGCACTTATACAGCCCGCTCGGTCTGCGCACGATACTGCCGACGACATAATCGACATACCCGCTCCACAGCGGATAAAGCTCGGCATACTCTAAAGCTTCTGCGTCCGTCGTGACCTTTGTCAAAACGCCATCTATCTTGCCGCGATAAGCTTTTGCTTCTGCTCGCGTCATGTTTCCGCACCTCCTGTGATTATTTCCAGTGCTTCGGAATCGGATATCGGATCATCGTCAGACTGTTGGACTTCTGTCCACGTCTGTGTGATTTCCGTCTCTGTTTCTGTCCATGCGGCGATATAGTTTTTCCCGTAGCTCGGATATTCCGCCGTGATTATCGGCTTATATCCGTACTGTAAGAGCAATGTCGGGTCATTTGTAAAGACATCGCCGTTTTCTGTTCTTATCGGTCTCGGCGAACCGCGAAGCTCGCCGCCGACCAGTTTCCCGTACATTTAATCACCCCCAAGTAAAAGAGCCTGTGCCCTGATTGTAAAATGCCGTTTTGCCGACAAAATCGTACATACACGGCACACCTGCGGAATCAAGGCAAGGCACAAAGTCCTGAATAAGCTTATCGCCGTTGTAGTGCTTGCAGCTATAAATTTTGCCCAAAAAGCCCCTACCGCTAACGCCTTTTGATTTGAACAATGCCATAGTTACCTCAGAAACGGAAAATGTGCTTGAAAACGCTATAGTTCCATCTTCAAGCTCGAACCTCATTTCTGATGCTGAAAGTGTTACGGTATAAAATGTGTTGATTTTTACTCCGCTGAAAGGGGTGTTACTTGTTTGTCCGTCCACTCGAAACAGAAATCTTGAACCGCCATAGTTGTCTAAATATGTCGTAAACTGGTCGGTCGAATTTAAGTCTGTTCTGCTGCCGATGAGCGACGCGCCTTGATTCGTCAACGAGTTGATTTTTATTTTTAAAACAACCTTTGTGTTTTGGCTCGGCGCAACGCCCATTTCTATCCACTGCGTGCCGGAAGATTGGATATAATTCACAGCCGTGTAGCCGTCAGGGAGACCTACGCTGCCGCCTGATTTTTTTAACGCCATTAGCCTGCGTCTCAAGTGCCGTCACCTACCTTCTGGGCGATAACAACGCCGTCTTTGATTGACATTTCCCATGTCTCGCCGTTGCCAAAGCTCGGCGCGTTGCCGATGTATTTAGTGCCAGTCGGCAAGGTAACGGTGATTGACCCGCTCGCGGCAAAAGATAGCTTGAGCCAGCACTCAAAATTGCCGGTCGGATATGTCAGAGTTAAGGTCGTGACATTCTCAAGGCGATATTCCGTATTGTCAGCGAGGGTGATTTCCGTGCCCGTGGCGACCTGTGCCGTAACGAGAGCATCCAGTGCGGCTTTGACATTGTCTACACCTTGCAGAGCTGCGTTTTCATATCCAATATCATAAGCACCAACATTGGAAATATTAATGACCCAATCTGTGTTTAATTCGGCGTACATCGTCTGCCCGCCGAACGTTGCGCCAAAAATAAAAGTGGTGGTGTTGTCTCCTTGGTTTTGCAACACTGAAAACAATGGCAGCGTATATACCACGGTGGAAAGTGCCGCGTGTACGATAAGATTTTTTCCGGCGGTATAAGCGGCATCTATATCAGCTTTTGACACATCGCTGGTAGCTGTAAAGTCATCATCGCCGACAACCAACGTCAGGTTTATTATAAAGTCGTTGTTGCCGTTACTCTCCACGGCTTTACCGTCATATCGCAGTTTGCCGTCGGCGGCGGAAAGCAGGTCGAGCACAGACTTGTTATCATGCGTGTGCGATTTCTCGTCCAGAGAGTTAAGAGCTGCGCTAACGTTCGAGTTAACGCCGTAACTTATTTGGTCTGCACGCAGCAAATCATCCCTGAGGTCAAGCCATTGTATATTCCACGTGTCGTTATTACAGATAATAATCGGATAGAGCACATCCGATTTGTCCTGTGCGCCCGAGGTGGAAAAGCCAAAAACGGTCCGGCTTTTGCTTTTAAATACTGATTTAAGCCCAACAAGCATTGTCCCGCCTTGGATTCCCGGCGCGCGCGCATAGATATCACATCCAGCCTCATACGCCGCATAGATTTCTGCGGCGGTTTTTTTTTTGGGGACGGGCTCACCTGGCTGCGTGGTATCTAGATAACATGCGGCATCTATTGCTTTGCCGTCATAGGTCGGCTTGCCGTCGGACTCCGCAAACTTATCAAGCACCGCTTTATTCTCGTGGCTATGACGCGCGGCAGTGTTAAGCGCGATTTCTGCGGCAAGGCTGTGCGAGAGCCGTTCTGTGCCGTCCGGGATAGATACTTTGGCAGAGCCTGTTATCATAGGCGCATAGCCGACTATCTCGCCGTCCGCAAAGGCGACAAGTTGCGCCGCCATGTTGCCGGGCTCGGGGACTATGTCGCTTGTTATCTTAACCGTTACATAGCCGTCCGCAGGAGTCAACAGCTCGGTTTGCAGATACTCCCCGACCGTGGACTCAAAGTAAACGCGATAGCTATCCGCATCTTTAAGTTCGACAGGCACTGGCAA